AAAGAAGTATTTTAAAAGAGCCATACATAATATTATAATAAGGGTGTTCCAGGCGAAAGCCTAACCAAACACAGCCCACTGGGCAGGAGGGTATATCATGAGTAATACTGAACTTAAAGTAATCCGCGCGGCAATCCGCAGCACCAGAGATCTGATCCAAACTCTTAACGATGGCCGGGAGATGCCCAGCCAGCTTGCTAAGATCTTTTTCGAGCTGAACGATGATGCAATTATCTTATCCGGAATGATAGAGGAGGATTAACCATGACTAAAGAACGCAGACGCATTCAGTATCAAATTTGCGAGGCCCTCAAGGCCGCAGACTATGACAAGGCCCGGTTATATATCCATCTGCTGGGCCTGTACGATGAAGCTAATAAGGCCCTTCCGGCCTAAATTTATAGGAGGTATTCAAAATGGCAATCAAGAAGCAAAGCAAAAAGCAGCCCGAAAAGGTGAATTACTGGAGCAGTAATTTGAATGGCAGAATGCGCGTTTACGCGCAGGAGGTGAAGTACAAGAAGGGCGGAAAGCCCGCTTCCTTCCTCAAGTTCTCCACATCTCTGGGTGTAAAGGACGAGGATGGAAACTGGTCGAATCTTTATTTCAATGTCCGTTTTATGAAGGGTGATGCGCCAGAAGCTGATGACGGAATGAATTTCGAGATTGACATTTCCCGTGCTTTCCTCACCTTCGAGACCTTCACAACCAAGGATGATGAGGAAGTTAAAACCCCGGTTATTGTAGTACAGGAATGGGCCGATCCTGACAGTGACAATGATATTCCGTTCTAATTTACATTGGGAGCCTGACGGCTCCCATCTCTTTAGGAGGTATTATGAATAATATTTTGTTTTCAAGTAAAAGTGAAATGTGGGAAACTCCGCAAGAACTTTTTGACAATCTAAATGCTGAATTTCATTTTACAGTAGATGTTTGCGCAACTAAAGATAATGCAAAATGTGAAAAATTTTTTACACCAGAAATGGACGGTCTAAAGCAGGAATGGGTTGGCGTTTGTTGGTGCAATCCTCCGTATGGTAGAGGTATAGGAAAATGGATGAAAAAAGCAGCTGAAGCATCAGCAATCGTTGTTTGTTTAGTTCCTGCGCGAACCGATACAAAATGGTTCCATGACTGGGTATTAAATAGAGCGGAAATTAGATTTATTAGGGGCCGTTTGCATTTTAATGGTAGTACAAACTCGGCACCATTCCCGTCAATGCTTGTTATCTATCGTCCGGAAATTCTAAAGGCGGTGATTTAATGGGCTTATATCTGCCTAACGGCTATGTTGATATTCGATGGATCCTTGCACAGAGCCTACCGTTCAACTTCCTGGTGGGCGGACGCGGAACCGGCAAGACCTATGGAGCGCTGAAAGTTGTGGTCGAGGATCATATTAAATTCATGCTGACGCGCCGCACACAGGCGCAGATAGACATTGTAACAAAAAACGAATTCAGCCCATTCAAGCCAATTAATCGGGATCTGGGTGTAGATATTACCGCTTCGAAGATCACCAAGTACAATACTGGTTTCTATGCGGATGATAGCGGAGATCCCATCGGCTATGCTTCGGCCCTTTCCACAATGTCCAATTTGCGCGGCTTTGATGCTTCAGATGTGCAGCTGTGGATTTTCGATGAATTCATCCCGGAACGGCATGAGCGGCCAATCAAAAATGAGGGAGCAGCTTTTCTGAATGCCTATGAGACAATGAACCGTAACAGGGAATTGCAGGGCTATAAACCTATACAAACGCTATGCCTGGCAAATGCCAACGATCTTGGCAACCCGATCTTTATGGAGTTGGGGCTTGTCAGCCGGGCCATGAGGATGCAGCAGACAGGGAGAACTATGTCTCTGCTTCGAGATCGAGGAATAGGGATATATATTCTAAGTGACAGCCATATAAGCGCACAGAAAGCAAATACTGCGTTATACAAGGCCACAGCAAAGGACAGCCGATTTAATGAGATGGCATTAAATAATTCTTTCCGAGAGGATGACGCAGCGTACATTCGATCAAAGCCACTCCGGGAGTATATTTCTATTGTTAAGGTTGGTGAAGTCTGCATTTATTCCCACAAGAGCGACGGAACATTGTACGCCACATTTCATACATCCGGCAGCCCGGAAACTTATACAGGAGATGATATTGATATTAAGCGCTTTCGCCTTAAGTATGGCTGGATCCTTCGGAAGTATCTAAGTGGGGAATTATACTGCGAGGATTATCTTGTCAAAGAATATTTGACAAAGAAAATCATCGTGTTATAATGAACATAGAGACCCCCAAGGGCTATGCACAAGGCCGGAAGCCTGCCCATTCCGCCGTGCAGCGGACTGAATGGGGGTCTCTATTCTTAAATTTAAGGAGGTGTATTCATGGATGTAACCGCAATCGTTCAGATCGTCAGCAATTTGGGAGTTCCCGTGGCGTGCCTGGTGGCAATGTTCTGGATGCTTAACAAAGAGCGTGAAGATCACAAGCTGGAATCTGACAAATTCGTGGAAGCCATTAACAACAATACTGTTGTTATGACGAAGCTGGTGGAGAGGATGGAACCGAAATGATCAATTACTACATCACCCACCACACCAAGCACGAAATTTTAAGCATTCCTGCAAATCAGATCCCCATCGAGCCGGCAGGGATATTGGTACATAGCACCGGGGCAGCAAATCCCAATTTGCGGCGCTATGTAGATGCTCCGGATCTCCTTGGTGAAAACAAGTATGGGAATCACTGGAACCAACCCGGAATCAAGAAAAGCCCCCATATTTTTGTTGGGCTGGATAAAGCGGGCCATATGGCGGCTTGCGAAGTGCTTCCTCTTAATATCGCCTGTTGGGGCTGTGGAGCCGGAAAGAAAGGATCCTATAACTATCCGCCTACGGCATACATCCAGATTGAATTCTGCGAAAGCGATATGACAGATTCGCAGTATTTCCATACCGGTTATGCTTATCTGGTGGAGCTTGTCGCGGATCTTTGCCGCAAGTACGGTTTTTCTGTGGACAAGATCACCTCCCACAAGGAAGCGGCCGCGGCCGGCTACGCATCAAACCACGGAGATCCAGAATCTTATTTCTTTGGTTTCGGGGAAAACATGGACAAATTCAGATCGAGAGTAGCGGCAAAGCTGGCTGAAAAGACCGATATTATATATCGCGTCCAGGTTGGTGCTTTCCGCTCCAAAGAGAACGCGCAGAAGATGACCGATGAGTTGTCCGCCATTGGCTATCCGGTAATTATTAAGGAGGGCAAAATCAATGAATTATGAGGATATCATTTTGCTGGTGAAAGCTGGCTACACAAGAGATCAGATCGCGGCAATGCAGGCCCCGGCGCCTACGCCAGCACCGGCACCTACTCCGGCACCGGAACCTACGCCCGCTCCGGAAGAGCCGGAACCGCCTAAGCCGCAGGGCATCGAGGATCTTTCTCAAATGCTGGCCGCGGAGTTTGCAAAGCTGAACGATGCTATTGTAAAGGCAAACTTGCAGCAGGCACAGCAGCCGCCCCAGGAATCTGTTGACGACATCCTGGCATCCATAATCAATCCGCCGCAGAAACAAAGCGGCACACCATATTCTATTAAGGAGGTTAAAACCTAATGGCAAATGATCTTACTTTTACCCAGGCTTCGGCAATTCTGAATGAGATTCAGAGCCAGGCAACCGGGAAATCCACCATCGCGCCGGTAGACAGCGCGAGCTTTATCACTTCGGCGCAGACCGCGCTCAAAACCGGCTACGACCCGCTGATGAACGCGATTTCTCAAGTGCTTTCCCGCACTATCTTTTCGATCCGTCCCTACCGGCGTAAATTTGGCGGAATCGAAGTGGATCAGATCCGGTTCGGGAATCGTGTTCGCAAGCTGTCAATCGCAGACAGCGATCTGGTAAATGACGACCGCTATCAGTACCCGGTCGCATACACTACCGGCCAAACCCCTCCTAATGGTGACGGCAAGGCAGTTGATCAGCAGATCCAGCGCAAGCCTAAGATCCTTGAAACCAACTTTTACGGTGCTAATGTCTATGAGGACTATTACACCATCTACAAGGATCAGCTGGATTGCGCGTTCACTACCCCTGACGAATTCAGCCGCTTCATTACAATGGTAACTCAGAATGTCACCGACAAGCTGGAGCAGGTCCGCGAGAACATCGCCCGCGCCACCATCGCCAACCATATTGGCGCAATCTGTAATGAAGCCCAGGCAGGCCGCATTGTGCATCTGCTGAGCGAATATAAGGCCCTTACCGGTCTTAAAGATCTCACCGCCCAGACCGTCTATCAGCCCGCGAATTTCAAACCGTTTATGCAATGGGTATTCGCGCGCATTTCTTCCATTTCGGCCCTGATGACCGAGAGAAGCGAGATGTTCCAGACTGTTGTAAACGAAATGCATATTCTGCGGCATACTCCTCTGGATCGGCAGAAAGTTTATCTGTATGCTCCCGCAAGATTCCAGACCGAGACCATGGCGATCGCGGACACCTACCACGATAACTTCCTCCGCTTCGCGGACAATGAAACGGTTAACTTCTGGCAGAGCATCGAAACCCCCGACAGCATCAAGGTGAAGCCTGTCTACATTGGCACTAATGGCGCTCTGGTTACCCCCGAAACCGCGGTAGAGCAGGCTGGTATCTTCGGCATCATCTTTGATGAAGAAGCCCTCGGCTACACCACTATGCAGCAGTGGGCCAATCCTGCACCTTTCAATGCCCGTGGCGGTTACACTACCATGTGGATCCACGAGACGCAGCGCAGCTGGAGTGATCTCACCGAAAAGGCAGTTGTACTGCTGCTTGACTAACCAATAAGGAGGTGCGGGCATGGCACTAACCGTAAAATTTTACAGCGTCTCCAAAGCTGTCAACAGCACCGCACTGCCGACCGGGGAGCCTATGGCAGAATACGAATGCCGTATGCTGGATGCCTGCAGCATCCTGCGGCCTGTGATCCTGCTCAATGTAGGACCGCAGGCCAACCCCACCGGGGCCAACTATGCATATATTGCAGAGTATAACCGCTATTACTGGGTGTCAGACTGGACTGTAAACCGCGGGCAATGGGTAGCAACCCTTTCTATTGATCCGCTGGCGAGCTGGAAAGAGGAGATCGGGAACACATTTCAGTATGTTCTTAGATCGTCAAGCGAAAGTAATCCAACCGTACAAGATAGTATGTACCCGGCTACCAGTGCTTCAACCTGGGATAGCGCTATTCCTTCTGAAAATCCATTTGCGCACGAATTGGGATCCGGCGAGTATGTTATCGGAATTGTTGGGAAGTCCGGGTCGATGGGAGCAGTCAGCTATTATATTATGACGCCAACCCAATTTGATGCATTTGGAAAAAAGCTGTACGGGGATACGTCAATATATAATGTTACAGAAAGTGAAATTTCTACGTTCAAAACGCAGTTTAACCCGCTCCAATACATCGTGTATTGTCAATGGTTCCCTTTTACCATTTCAAAAGGAACTGCGCAGCAATATATTGATTTTGGATGGTGGCAGCTCACAACACAGTGTTATAAGCTTCCTGCGAACCCGATTCACATCGTTAATACCGAATTTGCACTACCGAACCATCCGCAGTTGTCGAGAGGAACATATCTGAACAAGTCCCCATATTCCAGATATTCTTTGATCTATGGAACATTCGGAGATGTCCCGCTCGATGCTTCTGCGCTTCCTGACACATCGAATCGAACTGTCAACGCTAATATGCAGGTCGATTTAGTCACTGGGTATGCCATATTGCAAGTTACATCTCCGGGAGGCGGAACGCTGGCGTATGCGAGCGGGAAGATCGGCGTTGATATTTCTCTGGCGCAAATCGCGGTTGATTATAAGGGTGCTGCTGTGCAAGCGATTCAAACCGTAGGAGCCGCCATTGCTTCGGGCGGAGCATCATTGCTCACCGGCGGCCTATCCGGAATCAGCAATGCGATTGACAGCCTGGTTCCGCAAATGCGCACAAGCGGATCGAATGGTTCAATAGCTGACTATTACATTATGCCGAGGATCATCTGCCAATTCATCACCATCGCCGCAGAAGATAACGAGCGGCTCGGCCGGCCTCTTTGTGCAAGACGGAAGATCAACACTCTGTCCGGCTTTCTGCAAACGGTGGATACTGAATTGGAAATCCCTGCCACTTCCGGCGAAATCGACATGATCAAATCTTACATGGAAGGAGGAATGCATTTTGATTAATGGCGCACCCTATTATTACAACTACATCAACGCGGAAACTTCCCAGGTGACGCCCTCGACCGTCCATGTAAAGGATAGCGGCTTATGCAGATATTTTACTAAGTATCTGCTTCAAAAGGCCATGAGCGTGTTTGAATGGGATCTTCCGGAGACCTGGAACAAGGATTATTTTCTGTATGTGCTGTACTGCTGGGGATATGTTGCGGTTATCAATACCGATAAATTCGGGGTGATCCCGCAGGGATGCGGCCTAAAAGGCTACGATGTATTCTACGCCCCTACTCATGCAGTGATAGCAAATCCCCTTCTTTCCGGCATTCTGGAGCCGCGTATCGGCACACAGTGCGAGCTGCTGAAGCTCCAGCCGGACTTCTCCGGGATTCTGGATCTGGTCGGCCACTATGCGGAGCAGATGGCGTTGGCGAGCCAATCCGTCTCTGTCAATCTTCTGAACAGTAAGCTTTCCTATGTGTTTACTGCAAAAACAAAGGCTCTGGCGGAATCTCTCAAGAAGATGTACGACCAGATCGCCAGCGGAGAGCCGGCTGTTGTCATTGATTCCCGGCTTAAAAACACAGCTGATGGGGAGGAAACCTGGAAAGCCTTTGAGCAGAATGTTGGCGGTAATTATATCGTTACAAACCTGCTGGCGGATCTTCGGAAAATCGAAGCCATGTTCGATACCGAAATTGGCATCCCCAATGCCAACACCGACAAACGCGAACGGCTCATCCAGGACGAGGTCAACGCGAACAATATCGAAACCTATTCAAAATGCGCCATGTGGCTGGAAAATCTGCAGGACGCTTGCAAGAGGGTCAATGATATGTTCGGGCTGTCTATCTCGGTACGCTGGAGGGAAATCCCCATGATAGGAGGTGGCGCTGATGGTGGCAACCTTGAGCCTGCTGGGGCTGTATAGTTTCCGAGGGGATATTCTGGATGACTTCAAGCTGCCGGAAGGCATTGACAGAGACGATTTTGTCGAAATGCTCCTGTTTGATACTGCCGAATTGGAGCTGCTGACACCGGATCCGGATATCATGAAGCAGCTTTTGGGCCGATGGTCGAATGTGCGTGTAAATGCGTGGTCTAAGATGCTTGAAACAGAAACGGTGGAATATAATCCGATTCACAACTATGACCGGCAGGAAGATTGGGTGGACGATGGCACCGGAAGCGTGAAAAATTCCGGAAGCAACATCACCGATCTTTCCGTGGCTGGATTCAATGAATCGGATATGGCTGACCGGGAGCGCACCGTACAGACTGCCGGAACCGGAACCTACACAACCTCGCAGAGCAGACACACCGCGAGGATCTCCGGCAACATTGGCGTTACCACCACTCAACAGATGCTGGAGAGCGAGCGCGAAAGCCGGAAATATTCGGCAGTGTACGAGATCATAGGCGAATTCAAAGAAAGATTCTGCCTGTTAGTTTATTGATGGAGGTGATACAATGGCATTTGAGCAGTTCCCCTATACCAATTTCCACGATCTTAATCTTGACTGGGTGCTAAAGGAGGTCAAGAGAGTTTCGGAAGCGGTGGACAAGTGGAGCACCGAAGTTCTGGACGCGGCCAAAGCCTATACGGATGTAAAGGTCGCGGCCGAAGCAGAACGCTCCAACCAAGCTAATCTGGAACTGAAACAATCTGTTGAAACCGCAATTCGGGATTTTCAGAATGTGGTCAATGGTGCACTGACTGGATTCCAGGAGCAGCTGAAACAGCAAGATGCTGAAATTGACGCGAATCTGGTGGCCGCGAGAGGTTACACCAATGCGCAGATCGCGCAGAATAATGAATTTCTGATGGAGGAAATCTCCAAGGGCCTGATTGATCTGAAGGTGCTGAACCTGTTTACCGGTAAGTATGTGACTGTGCAGGAGATGTTCGATTATCTGTCCGCGTTCCATCTCACCGGCGCTATCAGCGTGGCCCAGATCGGGAACGCGCAGCGCACTGTTACCACAGTTGTGGGCTATAAAGCCACCTGTACTGACATTGTGGTCAATGGCTATCAGATCTTCTATCCCAATTAAGGAGGTAAATTAAATGAATCCAATCACCTTTGACGAATGGGGAGCGCAGGAAACAAATCTCCTGTGGGCCACCGAAAACGGAGGAAACGCTTCCCAGGTGATCCAATACCTGGAGCAAAACCAGTGCGTCTATGAGGCTGCCAAGGAAAGCGGCAGCGCCCGCTGGACATTCATAATCACCACCAGTAATCAAAAAGCGCCGGAGATCATTTCCCGGCTGAAACAGTTTTAAGGAGGTAGTGAACCATGACTAATACCACAAATTTCAACCTCATTGAATATGAGGGCAGCGACCTTTTTAATCCCCTGTCTGTTGAGAATGTGAATATGCAGCGTGTGGATCTCGCTTTGAAGCAGGTGCAGGAGCTTGGAGTTGGAACCGCCACCGAAGTGGTGAGCGGCACCGTTCACGCCCTCACCCGCCAGCTGCCGGGTAATAAGGTTATCACCTTTAAGGCCACCGGCAAATGGAAAGCCGGGGACACCGTGACAGTAGACGGTGTCCAGGTTTCCGTGCTAACCCCGGCCGGAACCACTCCGCCGGAAGGTGCGTGGATCATCGGCTCCAGTGTGCTGGGCATCCTGGTTGACACCCTGCTGACCGTCTTTGTCGCCGGAGCTGCGGATTCCGGCCCTATTGACGCAGACACTCTGGATGGCCACAATGCGGACTATTTCGCCACTGCGGAGCAGCTTGCGACCAAAGCCAATAAATCGACCGGATCCAGCGTGCAGCTGACTGTGGCCGGCTGGACTGTCTCCGGGGAAGGCTATCAGCAGACCGTGACTGTGGCCCAGGTCAATGCAAATACCAATCTTGTGATCTCCCCCAGCCCTAACAGCTTTGATGCTGCTGTGGCTGCACAGATCAGAGCGACCGCGCAGGCGCAGAACCAGGTGACATTCTACGCCACCAGCATTCCGGAGCAGAGCGTTTACATGAACATCATCAACCTGGGGTGAGGAGGTGCGAAGATGATCGTTAATACTGCATATCCGTTTATGGCAAAAACAAAAAAACTTTTTACGCATCTATTCGAAAATGGTAAATCCAACTATCCTACTGATTTTGCAGCGAATGTGGTTCTAAACGAAGCTGGGCTAATAATTCCGGAAAATGGAGTAAAAGCGGCATTTTTAGAAATTCCGCTGTCGAAATTTAGAACCTTGAATTTTTCCGGACACGGAGCGAAATACAGCTCGTCTAGAGTTCAAATTGCTATACAAAAGCCGACCGGAGGAAAAGCGGTATCGACATTTCTATATTCACTCAACTCTTCCAGTCAGGGCGGCAGCACATATTCGTATCAAATACCAAGCAATGCCAGAATTGACGGATACACCATCGCATTTATTAGCGATGGGAGCGGCGCCGCAACAATAATCGATGCCGTTTTTGATGTGTGATAAAATCCCTCCCCAATCGGGGAGGGATTCTTTTACTCTATCGCCAGCCGGTCAAGCAGGCGTTCATAGTCGCCGGCAAGGCCCAATGTGTATTCGCCCGGAACAAGACAAACATTGCGGGTGATCTCCAGCCGGTGGCCGTCTATCGTAACTTCCTTTATCTCCGGAACATCATTGTAAACAGCATCAAGACCGCCACCTTCCCGGAAGATAAACCCCGGCTTAAACTTGGAGATCCCCCCGGCCTGCTGCAGCTCCTTGGCTCCTGCTTTTTTGCTGACGCCTGCAATGGTGATCTGGACATTGCCGGCTGTATCCTCGGAGCAGTATTTTTTGGCTCCCAGCGTGGAGAATTTCGCATATTCGCCCTCATATTCAAATACCCCCATGTAATGGGCCTTTCCTTTTTTGTCGATGGCATAAGCCCCATGGGCTTTGCTCTGCGCTTCTCGGATGGCGTTATACTGGCTCCAATCTATTTCCCCAAGGTATTTCACGCTATCTGTGTCGGCATACACAAAGCGGCTTCCGGCCAGCCTTATCCCCTCTTCAAGCCGCAGCCGCGCCCAGGCGGTACACCAGACGCCCCATGCGTAATTGAAGAATGCTTTTTTGTTCTGCGCTTCCAGCTTCTCTTTGTAATCCTCCTCCAAGATGCTGAATTCGCCCTGCTTAAACTGCGTTTCCGGTTTGATGGGGTTTTGGGCGCTCATGCCATACAGGGAATTGAGCTTGTTTTTACTTTTCATGTATAGCAGCTGATCGAAAAGATCCTCCGAGCCTTTCAACTCTGTTTTCAGCCGGTAATACTTGTTGACCAGCTCCACAAATTTCCGCGGTAAATAGCCGTATCTGCTGTGCGCGCTGTCGATAATGGTCATACTGTCGAAATCGTATTCGTCGGCAATGATCTTCAAGTCTATATCTGTAATGGTAGTTTCCAGATAGTCAGCGGATAGGATGCGGCCGTTGTCCGGCTCATGATTTTTAATATTCCTGCACTTGCTTATAGAAAGGTACGGAGAGCCCCAAAATTCATCGTGTAGGCGCACATTGAATAAAGCGACACGCATTGCCACCGCGCGCCCTCTGCGGTCTATGAGGTCAAATAATTGGTCCGTGGTGATGTTTCCGGAACGGAACCACCGGGACATGGGATATTTGCAATTTACTTGCACATCGGGGTAACTGCTGGAGCGATCCGCGCTTTTCACATTCTCCAGAATCAGCCCAGCATAATAGCGGTTTGCGTGGGTGTTTCCACCCCGGAATGCTTCCTGCAGCATCTCAAATACTTCATAATCCGGCAGGATATCCTGCACGATGAAATGCTTCACGCCCTTCAGAACTGCTTTCGCATCTCTGCGCACATAACCGGTGGAAGTCAGAGGGATGGAATATAGATTATCTCCATCGTGCTTCATTTCGATTTTAAGGGCCTCAACAAGGCCCTTTACATCGTTTACGCAATATTGCAGCTCATCATCTGTTAAAGCTGTCCAAGGCCCTCTGAATTGATTGTAGTCGAAATCGTGCAGCTTTGCGTGTTCTACTCCCATTTTGCGGGTGAATTCATCCAGTGACATATTGCTGTGCAAATAGGAGCAGCGGAATTCCAGGCAGCCGAACATATCGCATTTAAGGATCTTCCTGCTTTCGATGCAGAACACTTCTTCCGGCTTAAATTCATAGATGCCGGCCAAAAATTGAAATTCAAAGGATAGATTATGCACATACACCACTATATACTGATCCTCTTTGCACTGTGCTTTAAGCCGGTAGCAAAGATCCCGGAATTCATCCCAAGTGCGGCCAATGACAGTAAAATCACCGATCTGCCACTGCCATATGTACATGACCGCCTGCTGCGTTCCAGGGATCGTGGAGGTTTCAATATCAAAGGCCGTCACCTCGTCCCGGTATCTGCGCTTTGCGCGGGTGCCGGGGTTCCCGCGCTGCTTCTTCTGCATCCGCCGAAGGCCGGTCAGCTTCATATATTCATGGTCAAAATCATCTGCCCGAATGATCATGCCTTAACCCTCCTCAACCCACACGCCGCGCTTTTTCAGCAGCTTTCTATACCAGGCCGCTGTCCGGCCCGGATTTTCTTCGACAACTTGCGTGAATGCGTCCAGATTATTCATATAATCATCAAACATCCGTTTGATGGCCCTTGTGGTAAATCCGCCTTTTGTGACGGTTTTATAGAGTTGTGCAACCGTATCTGAATCATAAAGCCGGTCGGAATAGTTGGCACGAACCCATTCCATGAAGCGCCCGAAGTCTTGCAAGTTCCCCTCGTTTACAAAATCGTAACCGTGACGCGCCAGGGTTTCGAGCTTCTTTGCCTCGTTGCGCTCAATACCTGAGATCGTGGAAAGCGGGTTCTCCAGAAGCATAGCAGTTTCCCCGATTCGGTATCGGAGTTCCGCTTCCGTGCGAATTTCCGAGATCTTAGGGATCTTCTTCGCGCCCTGCCGAATGACAAGGTTCTGGCCGTAGCCGGCTGCCTGCGCGCGTTTGATGCGCTTGTTTGCGATATCGCGCAGCTCTGTATATAGCTTTCGGAGCTGCCGCGCGGAAATATCCGTGTTCTCAAGCGCGTAAGGGGTGAGCGCATTGCGCCCGCCCTGTAAACCGTACTTTGTGATTAACTTATCGACTGAGAATTTAGGCATTTATCATTTTCCCCCTTACATCTCCACCCCATTGCTTCGCCTTGATATGCCAATTTTATTCCTCCTGCCCATGGGGCTGTGTTTGGTTAGGCTTTCGCCTGGAACACCCTTATTATAATATTATGTATGGCTCTTTTAAAATACTTCTTTCGTTATATGCTTATAGCAGGTTTGATATATCAAATTTGTTATATGGTTATAGCTATTGCGTTATATTGGTAGCCGTGCGAGCGAGGCCGGAGGCCGAGCGAGCCTT